GCTAGGAAGACGGTTGGGGCACCCCTCGGGTCCGCTGGACGGTTAGATCCAGTCAGAACCGATTTTGCCCGCCGTAATGCGCTTAATCAACGCCTATAATATTGATTGAAGGAGTGCGAAGCTCTTGGGAATTCTCCCTCCACTCCACCTCCTCCAATAAGAGAGAGATTTTTCATCCTTCCCGTGTCATAGGGACGGATGCTTGAGCATTTCCTTGTAAGTGCCTGAAGATTAATCACTTCTTTGTTTCGTGTAACAGGGTGTCTGAGCCAAGTTTATAAACCCTCACAAACTGGATTAAGTTTTGTGATATGGGAAAAAGACCTCAACTCAGAAGTTCTGTTCACGTCAGGTTCCTTGATAGGAATTAACACTTAGGTGTTTTATGACAATGAGCTTAGTAGTCTAGCTATTTACATTCGCTAGACCCCTTAACGTTGCGTTTCGTTGTCTACCTGCTACGACATTACTCGTACTACTTAGGTTTCAGCATTGCGCTAGGGTAAGAATAAATATAGATGCTTTCAACAGAGACGCCGGTTTTCAGGGTAGAGTTTATGGGTCCATCACCGATCTTTCGACCAGCTATTTTCACCTCTATTCCTTAATTCCCATTTCGTCTGGGGGATGCCCCCATCTAACCGCTTATCGGACGGAGTCCTATCCACCTGATCCCATTCACTATTAGGGCTGCCTCTTTCGAGACCTTTCAGCGCGTTCACTGTGAGTGACGTTTATTCTTATTTTTTCTAATTAGTCAGTCGCAAAGAACCGTTTGACCGGTCCATCCCTAATGAGTTAGGAGCTGGGGTAATAAACCTTTTACTCTTCATCCTCACCAGGTTTATCCCGTTCCATGGTGTCACGGAACGAGTCGATTAGGCTAGAGATCAGATCTCCTGCAGTTGCACGGACACCGGGACCACTCATATGGAACAGTGGAGCTTGCGCTCCAGCTGCCCCAGAGAGTAGATCGGCTACCGTAGGCGCTACAGCAGATGCTGGAGTTGAACCCACTTGGGATTTCTCCCAGAGGTGGATCCAAGCTCCTAGACTATATCGATTGCGTTTAAGGAAACCCCACTCAGAGGCAATGGAATCCGGCTCATCACTGGGCCGAATAGCCATTGCTCCTAATTGGGCCTCCTCTGACATGGCCCAAGGTTCCATCGGAGTGTTCTCTCCGAGGAATTGGAGAGCACGAGCCACACTGTGGTCCACTCTAGACGCTCGGTTCTCGCCACCTTCCAAACTCCAGAATGGAAAGGAAGTGGTGAAACCACAGTACTTCATCCCGTTAGGGAATAAAGATTCAATCGCCTTAATAAATACGTCGTCTTGCGACTGATCGTCATATTGAGGGAAGATTGGCTCGTCATCTTTAAGCGGTTCCGTGAAGAGCATTGATCCAAGATCAATCTCCTCCAGCGCATCTTCATGCGCTGGGACACGGTCTCGTACGTATTCTCGAAGTTGACCAAGTACTCCAAGCCAGTTCTTCCGAGTGGAGAACTGTCCTCGAGCCAGCAGGTTGAACCACTGACTCCAGGAAGACGCAGAGAACTCATATCCTAAGATGGGCTGGGATGCCCAAATAACTAAATAACGCATAGACTTAGAAAGTTTATGAAAAGGTTGATCCATACGCGAAATAGCAAAAGGACCCTTACCAAAAAAGGATAAGAATGCCGCCCAAGACGGAATTACTGAATATCTCTTAGATAACTCACGGAAGGCCGCAAGCGACCCACCGGCTACTGCAACCTCTGAAAGGCTTACGCCAGACAGAATATGAGTAGGAGACGCGAATTTCTTCGCGAACTCAAAGTAACCCCAGGGACTAATAAGACTTTTGGCCATATTAATCCCGACCCCTATAGCCTCTATAATTTTTAAATAAGATTTGGCTACGGAGCGGTCTAAGATTACTACATCATCACCGAGGATTCCGTAATCCGGAAACCAACCACGGTATCCAGCTTTGCACGCTGCAAACTGGACGATGAAATGGTGCGAAAGTGCTAACATTGCCCATGATGACAGGGCTCCCATCGGTTGACCGACTGCGTACCGGACTAGTTTATGTCGTGGGGCATAGTAACTACGCCCTACTAGTAAATTGCGCCAATGCTGGCCGAGTCCAGGAAACATAAAGTCTACGATAGGGACCTGCATCACGACGGGGAGTCTATCTGTAGCAGCGGAGAGATCGAGAGAGTAAACGGTACATGGCCATCTATTGGCAGTATCATGGCGTCCACGCTCAGAGATTCTTTGTCGGAGTCTCCGTACTAGCCCCTCTTGGTCGAATGTCCCATCCTGCGGAATTTTACGCAAGATGGAGAAGACAAACAGATGCAATGGCCGTAAAGCCATTTGCGTCCACCAGTCTACCATAGCGAACACTCGCACCTTCCCCGGTTCCATCTTCAAGCCGAGACGACCCTCTTCCTTAACCCACGTAGCTCTACGCGCAAATTTAACGCGGCAAAGCCCTGGTTGGAAAAGGGACGAATATCGTCCGGCCATCTGAGATAGCCCTTCTAGGGTTCGGAAAGTTCCGACAGGCCCGTTACAAAATCCTATTGCCCCGAACAGTGACTCCCGAAGGAGGCTATTCGTGGAAATAAGGGTAACGTGCCGCAGCAGTGCAGACACTGAAGTCTGCACTACTGACTTACTAGAAGTACCCGGTGCCGATTTAAGGATCGGAATACCTTCCCAATCGGGTAGTTGAAAGCGAAAATTTCCCGGTAGAAAGATCGTCAGATCTTTAAAAAACACTGGAACAAAGGATTTTATATCGGCCAGCAGATCCGGGAACTCCGGACCTGGAGAGACAATTGTCTTAACTGAATATCTACCTTGATAATCCAGTACTCGATATAAAGCACATGTAGTTAACACCAATCTTACCCAAGTAGGATCTTGGTCTCGGATTGATCGGCGTACCGACACGGGAATCCATCGCGGAATTCCTCCATGCGTTAACTCCACAGCGACCCCGAGAGGTCGTGTGTCGTGCAGTGGCGATCCAGCCACTACCTTCATGACAGCTAAAGACGAAGCCTTCAGGCGTATTGCTAGGCCTGTCGAGTTCGTCTTTCGGCGAATCGCGAAACAATAGCGTACAAAAGCCGATACATATCGGACATAGCTCAAGGTTACTCTCCCCTCCAGGAACCGGAATACTCGCAAGAATAAACCGATTCCCAGATGGTGGTTGTTTCCAACCACCTGCCAATTAAACGCTGACCTTCCGCGCATTATGAATCTTTTAAAAATAGAAATTAATTGGTTCATAGTGTAAAGAAGGTTTCCCGTTTAACCTCTCTGATCCCACTTCAGAGGCGTCTCTCAATGAGGATACTCTCCTCAAAGGGTACACGTGAAGTGGGGGGAGCAGGCACCCCTCAGGGGGTAGGTCGAGAGGACCGTTCGGTTGCCGTACCTAACACGTTAAGTGACCAGAGCAGAACCCTGACATCCATGTTCGCTGGTGAAGATTGCTTCATCGCCTTGGAAAATAAAAAAGAAAAAGACGCTTATCTCAGATCCCTTCATCATAGACGAACACTTAGGTCGTTTATCTACTACAGCCACCGCGCTGGAACGGTACCGATCTAAGACTTCACAAATAAAATTAAGAAGTCCGTCTTAGACTGAGTGCTGGGAAAAATCAACGCAAAGAACAAATTAATGTTAATTCTCCGAGGGTTGCAAAGCCTCGAGTTGGAGAGTTTAAGCTCCA